TCCGAACGCACACGAGCCCGAATCCCCGAATCCAAGTCCGGAACGGCGCCATAGCGTGCTAGCATCCGCCGGGCGCTGCTCGACGGCGCCGAGCACGCCTCGGCGCTCAACGCGAGGTCGCGACGGTCGCGGCCGCGGGAGGGGATCGACAATGGCGAAGGGTAAGACGGTCACGATCACGCGGGGACAAGTGTTCGAGCGCGGCGACGGCTGGCGGTTCCGCGCCAAGGCCGCGAACGGAGAGGTCGTCGCGGTCGGGGAGAGCTACAAGCGCAAGGCCGACGCCGTGGCCGCGCTCAAGGCGCTCGGGCTGGCGATCGAGGCGATCGAGGGCGCATGAGCTTCCGTCCTACCGCGTGCGCGCAGTGTGGGAAACCGCTCCCGGTGCCGAAAACCGTCGGCCGGCCGAAGCGATATTGCGATGACGTGTGCCGCTACCGCGGCCGGCATACGAGGGCGCAGGCCGCGGCCGTGCTCCCGGAGGTTGTGCCGCAAGATCGCGGGGAGCTCGTCGGCGCGCTGGCGCTGCTCGTGAACCCGACGGCCGAGCCCGCGGCGCCGGAGGATCAACTCGCCGGGGCGCTTATCAACCTCACGGCGATCGAGCACGGGCTCCGCCGCATCGTCCCGGACCTCCCGCCGCGGCTGGCGGGACCGGCCGGGAAGCTCGCCGCCGGCATCGGTCGCGAGCTCCGCCGGGCGTACCCGGAGGTTATCCAGGCGTGAGGCCGGCGTTTCACGTCGACGAGGTTTGCGACTTCGACGTTCCTCGCCGCGTATGGGCGGCGCCGGGACGTCCGCCGCTATTCGTCATCCGGAACCTCGACCCGTCCGATAGCTGGCGCGTGCTCGAGGCGCTCGAGCGGCCGCTCCCGCTCGGGGCGCGGCCGATGCCGGGGGATCGGTGGCTCGATATCGGCGCCGGCTACGGGGCGTTCGCCGCGCTGGCGCATCGCCTCGGCGCGGCGTTTATCCAACCGATCGAGCACGACGCCGGGCTCGCCGAGCTCCTCGAGCGGGCCGCGTTCCTCAACGAGCTCGAGGATCGAGTGGCGGCCACGATCGTCGAGCCGGTCACGCGGCATCGGGTGCTCGGGCTCCTCGAGCGTGAGGAAATCAACGCGCTCCGGTTCGCCGACGGGCTTACGCTCGACCCGTTCGACCTACCGCCGCGCGTGGCTAAGGTCGTCGCGATCGTGCCGCGCCGTCGCGCTCGCCTCGAGCTCGATCGGCTCCGGGCCGTGTTCTCCGAGGTCGCCGGGGCGAGCGCGCTCCCGCCGGCGGCGGTCGGTTTTTCCGCCGGCGCATGGGATCGCGTGCCTATCTATGCATGGGGGGCTCGCATTGCCTAAAGGTCGCAAGCCGGACCCGACGCGAGCTCGGCGCGCGACGGGTCATCGCCGCAAGGCCGGCGACGTCAAGATCGCGTCGGAGCCCGGCGCGCTGCTCCTCGTCGACTCCGCCGGACCGCCGCCGGCGCCGGAGGACTTGACGCATCCGCACGCGATCGCGGTATGGGATCGGATCGTCGCCGAGCTCTACCCTCGAGGGCTCCGCCCGGTCGATTATGAGGCCGTGCGGATGACCGCGCGACAGGCCGCGATCGCGTATGACGCCGGCCGCGCCGTCGAGGCCGGCGGGCTCGTCATCATCGGGGCGCTCGGGGCGCCGGTCACGAACCCGGCGGTTCGGATCGAGCGCGACGCCGCGAACCTATATCTCCGGTTCTCCGAGCGGTTCGGGCTCGACGTCGCCTCGAGGATGCGGCTCGGGCTATTGCAACTCGCCGGGCAATCGCTCGCCGATGCGTTGCAAGATGACCTCGAGCGCGAATGATGCCGGGCGTCGACGAGCGGATCGACAACGTGCTCGACGCATGGAATGAGGAGCGCGAGCTCCGCGCCACTGCGGAGCGGCGGCTCATCGTGCTCGAGGCCGCGGCGTTTCGCGTACTCGCGGCGCTGTTCGCGACCTCGTTCGCGCCGACGCCGGACCTTGAGGTAGCGATCCTCGAGCTCCGCGAGCTCGTCGGGGACTAGCCGCGGTGGCGGCGCCGGCCGGCGTACTCGCTCCGAGCATCCGGATCGAGCGGTTCTTTACGCGGCATCTCCGACACGTCAAGGGGCAATGGGCCGGGGAGCCGTTCGAGCTCGAGGCGTGGCAACGCGACGACCTCATCGTGCCGGTATTCGACGACCTCCGGGTTCGCGGAGGGTTCGCCGTGCGGCGCGTCTCCGAGGCGCTCTACGGGATCCCGAAAAAGAACGGGAAAACGACCACGGCCGCAGGGCTCGGCGCTTACGGGCTATTTCACGACGGCTATTACGCTCGTGAGGGCTCGGGCTGGCGCTGGCACCGGGAGGCCGGCGCCGAGGTTTACAACGTCGCCGGCGGCAAGGATCAAGCCAAGATCCTATTCCGGATCGGGGCGGATATGGTCGAGCGCGCTCCGATGCTGGCGGCGCAAGCGAAGATTTATCGCGATGCGATCGAGAATAAGGCGACCGGCGGCGTATGGCGCGTGCTCGCGGCCGACGCGCGGCTCGCGCACGGTCCGAACCCGTCGCTCACGATCATCGACGAGCTATGGACGCACCGCAATCCGGAGCTCTATGAGGCGTTCGCCTCCGCCGGCGCCGCACGCCGGCAACCGCTGCTCATCACGATCACGACGGCCGGATGGTCGAAAGATACGATCGCCTACGCGCAATACAAGCGGCACCTAACGAACCGAAATCGCTCATTCGTGTCGAAATGGTGGCAAGCGCCGGACGGCGCAGAGATCGAGGATCGTGCGGCATGGGCCGCGGCGAACCCGTCGCATTGGGTCACGAGCGCATATCTCGAGGGCGAGCTCCGCCGCGCGAGGGCGCTCGGGCTCGAGGCGCAATTCCGACGCTGGCACCTAAACGAATGGAGCTCGGGAAAAGAAATCGCGATCCCTACGACGACGTGGGAGGGATGCCGCGGCCGGCCGAAGATCCCGGACGGCGCCGAGGTTGTGATCGGGGTCGATACGGCGCCGAAACGCGACTCGACAGCTATCGCGATCGACCATCGCGACGCCGCGGGGATGCATAACCTCCGGGTCGTGCATATGCACGCCGACGCCGAGACGGGCTACCTCGACTATGAGGCGCTCGAGGATGAGCTCCGGCACCTATGCCGGCGCTACGACGTGCAAAGGATCCTCGTCGACCCGTACAACATGGTCCGCTCACTGCTCATGCTCGCCGACGAGGGGCTCCCGGTCGAGGAAATGCCGCAGACCGACGCGCGGATGGTTCCCGCCTCGATGACGTTCTATGAGCTCCTCAACGAGCGCAGGATCCGGCACGGGGGAACCCGCGAGCTCCGGGAGCAAGCGGCGAACGCCGGCAAGCGGACCTCCGAGCGCGGCTGGCGGTTCCAAAAGACCCGGTCGGCCGGCGTTATCGACGGGATCGTAGCGTGTGCGATCGCGTGCTATGAGGCCGAGAGAGGGTTCGAGGAGGAGGTTCCGCCGCTACTGCTCGTGTGAGGCGTGACGCCTCGGGCATCATTGGGGCGTGCGGTCGATCATCGGGACGTGTCTCGAGGCGGTCGGCGCCGTGGCGGTCCTAGCGGCCGCGTGGGCGTTCGACCCGCTCCTCGGCGTGGCGCTCGCTGGCGCCGTGGCGGTTGCGGTCGGCTATGCGATCGCGGATCCGCGCCGCGCTACGCATCGGGCGAAGCCGAAGCCGAAGGGATAGCGACGGATGGACGTTCTACGGCGACTGTTCGCGCCGGCCGAGGCGCGGACCGCGAACCTATCCGCGCTCGAGCAACTCGCGCGGGATAGGGGCTTTGCTACCTATGCCGGCGTCAACGTCAACGAGGTCACGGCGCTCACGCACCTAACCGTGTGGTCGTGCGTTTCGCTTATCGCCGACTCGATCGCGATGCTTCCACTCCACACGTTCGAGACGCCGGGCGCCGGCGATATCCCGGCAAGGGTCCAGGATCCGGACGTCATCGAGCAACCGCATGTCGAAATGTCGCGGTTCGACTGGCACGTTCGGATGATTTGGTCGGTTCTCATGCGTGGCAACGCTTATGGGCGCATCCTCGAGCGCGGCCGAGGCGCGATCCCGGTGCAGATCGAGCCGATTCACCCGGACACGGTTCGGATCGAGCGCGACAAGTCGACCGGAGAGCTCGTTTACATCGTCGGGCGCGACCGCGAGCGGGTTCCCGCCGCGGATATCTTCCACGTCCCCGGCATGGTCGTTCCGGGATCCGTGTACGGGCTCGACCCGATCAACTACGCGCGCCAGACGATCGGAACAGGGCTCGCCGCGATCGAGTACGGGGCGCGGTTTTTCGCCGAGGGCGCCGTTCCTCCGGGGATGCTGTCGACCGACCAGAAGATCGACGTAGACACCGCGACGGAGTACCAGGAACGATGGGAGGAATCGCACGGGAACCGGCGCCGGCGCGTCGCGGTGCTCGGCGGCGGGCTCAAGTACGAAGCGATACAGCTATCGCCGGAGGCGTCGCAATTCCTCACGACGATCGGCGCGACGAAAGCCGATATCGCCGGGTTCTATCGCTGTCCGCCGCACATGGTCGGGGACGTCGAACGGTCGACCTCATGGGGAACCGGGATCGAGGAGCAAGGCTCGCAATTCGGGACGTTCACGCTCGGGCCGTGGCTTAGGCGGTTCGAGGATGCGTGGAAACTCAAGCTCGGCGGCGGGCTCTATGCGCGGTACAACACGGACGCGCTACTGCGGAGCCGGCTCCTCGATCGCTTCCAGGCATACACGCAGGCGCGACAGGGCGGATGGTTCAATATCGACGAGGTCCGGGCGAAAGAGGAGCTCGGGCCGTTGCCGGAGGGCAAGGGGACCGACTACCTGCAACCGCTCAATTTCGGCGCGATCCCGCCCGGCGGGATGCCGCCGCCGCCGCCGCCGGCCGACGCCGTGACGCCGCCGCCAAACTCGGGAGCATAGGGAGGGAACGGTCGTGCCATTTCATATCGAGAACGATAATCCGGATTGCGAGGGCTTCGCGGTCATCGACGAGGCCGATGCGAGCGTCGAATCGTGCCACGCGACACAAGCCGAAGCGCAGGCGCACATGGATGAGCTTATGGCCGCCGAGGATGCGCCGACCGATGCCGAAGCGGATCCGGACCTCGTTGCGCTCGGCGATGAGGTCGACGCGATCCTCGAGGTCGAATACTCCGGGGAGCGCATGGCGCGAGCCGACAAAACGGGACGTGAGGAACGCCGCGGAACCCTCGAGCTCCGCGAGGATCCGAGCGGGAGTGGCTCGACCGTGTTCGGCTATGCATCGGCGTTCGACTCCCCGTACACGGTCACGGATATGTTCGGCGAGTACGAGGAGACGGTGCGCTCCGGCGCGTTCTCGCGCACGATCGCCGAGCAGGACGTCCGGCTCTACGTCAATCACGACGGTATGGCGCTCGCGCGCTCGAGCGTCAACCTCACGCTCGCCGAGGACGATCACGGGCTCGCGTACTCCGCGGACCTCGACCCGACGGTAACGGTCGTGTCGGACCTTACGAAGCTCATGCGCGCCGGGATCATGCGCGAGAGCTCGTTCGCGTTCCAACCGATCCGGCAGAAATGGAACGCGGACTATACGAAACGGGATCTCCTCGAGGTCAAGCTCTACGACGTATCGGTAGTGTCGCTGCCGGCGAACCCGGCCGCGTCCGCCGGCGTGCGGAACGCCGAGCTCGTCCGATGGTTGACCGAGGTCGATCCGCTCGAGCTCGCCGGCGAGCTCCGGAGCGCCGGCGTAGGCGCGGCATCCGTGCTCGAGGCTGTCGGCCGGCTCGCGACCGCGGCCGGGGAGGCTCGCGAGGGCAAGGTTCTATCGGCCGGGAACGCGAAACTCGTTCGCGACGCGGTCGACGCGCTGCAAGCGTTACTCGACGCCGCGGCGCCGCGTGACGCGAGCGCGATGATTGTCGAGCAGGCGCTAATGGAGACGCTCCGGAGGCGCAGGCGGTAGGGGTCGGGACCATCCGCGGCGATCGCGCCGCCGGCAAGCGAGACGCTCGCCGGCACGCGGGGACCGGGACCGGGACCGCTCGGGGACTAGTTGACTAAACCGAGCGAAGGGGTAGGAAAATGCCAAACGAAATCATCGAGAGGCTCGAGGCGGAGCGCGCGACCGCGTTCTCCGAGCTCGAGACGCTCACGAACAGGATCGTCGCCGAGGGTCGCGGCTCGCTGTCGGAGGCCGAGACGGCACGGCACGCCGAGCTCACGACCTCGATCGACGCGCTCGACAGCCGGCTCGACGAGGCGAAGGCGCTCGAGGAGCGCCGGCGCGTAGCGGGCGCGAGCGCGTCCCGTAGCGGCGTCGAGGTCGTGTCGGAGCCGACGACGTACTCGGCGGAATCCGAGCGCCGAGGCGTCTCGTTCCTGCGTGACCTCGTAAACCGAGGCGTGGATCCGTCGGCGTCCGATCGGTTGCAGCGCCACTCGCGAGAGGGCGAGGTCGAAGCGCGAGACGTGGGAACCGGCGCGTTCGCCGGCTTGACCGTCCCGCAGTACCTCACGGACCTCGTTGCGCCGGTTCGCCGGCAGGGACGGCCGCTCGCGGATATCGCGGCGTCGCATCCGCTCCCGCCCGATGGGATGACCGTGAACATCTCGCGGATCACGACCGGAACCGCGGTCGCCGCGCAGGCAACGGAGAACGCGGCCGCGCAGGAAACCGACGCCGACGACACGTTGCTAACGATCAACGTGCGGACGATCGCCGGTATGCAGGACGTGAGTCGCCAGGCGATCGAGCGTGGCACGGGGACCGATGCAATCATCATCGCGGACCTGCTCGGCGCCTACGACGCGGAGCTCGATCGACAGATCATCCACGCCGACGGAACCTCGGGGACGCATCTCGGGATGCTGTCGACCGTGGGCAACGTCGACGTTTCCTACGCGGACGCATCGCCGACGGCCGCGGAGCTCTATCCGAAGCTCGCCGACGCGGTCCAGCAGATCCAGACGGCCGTTTACTCGGGTGCGTCGCATCTCGTGATGCATCCGCGGCGGTGGTGGTGGCTCGCGAAGGAGGTCGGCACGACGTTCCCGTTCGTCACGCCCGGATCGCTCGGGACCGTGCAGGCGGGGGCGCTCGGATCCAACCCGACGTCCTACGAATTCAACGGGCGTAACCTCATGGGGCTTCCGGTCGTGCTCGACGGAAATATCTCGATCACGCAGGGCGCCGGCGCCGAGGATTGCATCCTCGTTGTGACCGCGTCAGAGCTCCACTTGTGGGAGGACGCCGGTTCGCCGGTGCTCATCCGCGTCGAGGATGCGTTCGCCGGGAACCTGCAAGTGCGGTTGGTCGTGTACGGATACTCGGCGTTCACGGCCGGACGCTACCCGGCGTCGCAGGCGAACATCCTCGGAACAGGGATGACGACGCCGGCGTTCTAAGTCGGACGATGAGGGAACGGGACCGGCGTCCGCGAGGGCGCCGGTCCCCGGACCGGGGGGAACGATGGTCGAGGAGCTCGAGGTCGACAGCAAGCGCGATGCGAACAGCACGCCGCGCGGCGAGAACGACACGGTTCGCGCGCTCAAGCGCGAGCTAGCGGCCGCGACCGCATCCGGCAACACGGGACGCGCGGAGCGGATCGCCGGCAGGCTTGCGCGCGCCGGCGTCGATCCGATCGAGCGTGCGGTTTCCGACGCACCGGAGACGGCCGAACCCGTCAAGAAACGCGCGAGCCGACCAGGGTCGAAGGCAAAGGGGCAAGCATGAGCCGGCAGAACGCTCCAAGCGTCGATCCCGCGTGGCTATGGGCCGGGAGCCCGAACGGCGGCGTCGCGATCGAGAACTACAATCGGTCGCTCATCTCCGCGGACCTCGGCGCGCTTACGACGCAAGTCATGCTGTCGGTCGGCGTCGCGCTACAGGCCGGCGAGCCGGTATCGGCGCTCGCGTTCCTCACGGGTGCGACCGCGGCGAGCGTCCCGACGAACTATTGGGCCGCGCTCTACGATCCGGCCGGGAACCTCATCGCGCAAAGCGCCGACGCGCTAACCGCGGCGTGGGCGGCAGATACGGCTAAGAGCTTTACGCTCGCGACCCGGTTCGGGGGCGGTGTGGCCGGCGTCTACTACGCCGCGCTCATGGTGAAAGCGACCACGCCGCCGAGCCTCATGGGGCGCAGCGTCAACCGTGCCGGCGCCGCCGGGGCGATCGCGGCGGGGCAAGCGGTCCTAGCGCAAACGTCCGGCGCGGCGCTCGTCGGGACCGCGCCGGCGACGATCGCGACGCCGACAACCGTCGTCAACGTGCCATACGTCGCGCTCCGATAGGGAAGGGATAGGGAAATGCCGATCACGCCTTACGCGCGCGACCAACTCCTCGACGCGATATTCAACGCCGACACGACCGGGTTTCCCGCCGGGGATCCGTTCTTCCAACTCCACTCGGGCGACCCGAACGCGACCGGCGCGAGCAACGTCGTCAACGTCGCGCGCGTGCAGGCCGCGTTTCCGGCGGCCGCGTCCGGGTCGCTGTCGAATACGGCTAACATCGACTTCGCTTCCGTCCCGGCGGTAGCGACGCCGGGGATCCTCGGATGGTCCGCGCACGATACAGCCGGCGCCGGCGGTCCGCCTACGGGCGGAAACGGGTTGTGGTGGGGGCTGTTCATGGGCGCCACGCCGAAAGCCGGGATCGCGGATGCCGGCGCGGCCGAGGTCACGTCGAACCTATTTCACACGGGCGGACACGGACTCTCAACCGATGATCGGATCGCGTTCCTAACGGCGCCGGGCGCTCCCGGCGGCGATATCGCCGGACCGACGCTCTATGGAACCGGAACAGGGGTGCTCTATTTCGTTCTCGCGGCCGGGCTCACGACCGACGTATTCGCCGTGTCGACGACCTCGGGCGGCGGCGCGCTCGATATCACGGGGGATGGTTCGATCGGGTGGGTTCGGGTGGTCGGCAAGACGACCAACTCCGGCGACACGTTCCGCATCTCCGCCGCCTCGTTGACTGCATTTCTCGAGGCGTAGCTCATGGCGCGCGGTATCTATACCGTCGTATTCGATCAACAGACGATCGCCTCCGCGTCCGGGGACTACGATTTTTTCGAGCTCGACGCCGCGGCAGGGAAGCCGATCGAAA